ACCGATTTTATGAGATGGATTGAAGCACTTAAACCGGATATCATAGAATCGCTAATAAATAAGGGGGAAGTATATGCAAAATTATTTATGAAGTATAAGGGTTATGCGACAACGTATCGCAGTGCAAAAAAAACTGTAGCTGTAGCATCATCGGCGCCATCAGGATCAGGAACGTCTGGGTCCGGATTATCATCGTCTGCACAATCGTGTTTAGAACAACATGCATGCCCAGTTATACGCATGTCAGATGAAACATATGTTGAATCCGAATCAAATGAAAACAACGACGAATAGTTTTAATCTTAATAAATAATAAATAACAATAAACTTATATTTTTATAATATAAGTGTATAATATAGTATAATATACATAAGTGAGATAGATGAGTGAAACTACTACTACGCCAGAAGAGACCGCAACGAATGTTACAGATGGTTCAACCGGTTCAAATGTTCCGGATGAAGTTGATGCCAATGCAGCAGCAGCAGCAGCAGCAGCAGATGGTTCAGACTCGGCGGAATCATCAGCCGAATCAGCAGCAGACGCATTAACAACGTCTCCTGACATCGACAATGTGCCTGTAAACGATACAACAGAAGCATCTCCACCCAATTCAACACCGTCGGAGCCCGAAACCGAAACCCAGTCTGAAACAGTCGAGTCTGAACCTCAACCTCAACCTCAACCTCAACCTCAGTCTGACCCTGAAGTCCAGGCTACTCCAGCGCCCGTTAGAAAATCCAAAACCAGCTCGAGTCGGAGGCGTAAAGTGTATGACATAATAAGCATGCCAGCAGACAAGAGCATGGACGACTTTATAAAAATGGTGAATGACCGTCTCTCGTCTAAAAAATATGTGCCAATTGGCGGAGTTACATTTGACGAACACAAAAATGTTTACATTCAAGCAATTTCATTGGTTCAACCAGAAGTAAAAAATAAGAAATCTACCCGAAGATTTAAGAAATATTAGGCGCGGGTAGATAGTTTATTAGTTTATATTTTACATGAATAATTAACTATATACAATATGATTATTGTAATCATATAGTATATAGTATATATTATATATAGTGTTAGTAGTATTTGTAGTGTTAGTAAATGTTTCATCTTTTATACAAAGAGTATTTCAATAAAAATACACGACACATCTTTGTAATATCGGTTATTGTTTTTGTGGTTCTGAACATTATAGAAAACGTTATTCATTATAATATTGGGCGTCAACACAATAAACCTTCTTCGGAAATAACCGCGTATGCACCATCATCAGAAGATTGGGTAAGAATCATAGTAATTATGGGTATTTTCGCAATACTTCAGGGGCTTTTTACAATGGCATTGAGCAATTCATACATAATTACTTAGTAAATAAATAAAATTGATTTAAAATCATTAGCAATACATGTTAAGGCAGTGCTCCTGATACAACAAGAACAAATCAAATGGCAGATTCCGATGACAGCAACAGCTATGACGATTATGACGATTATACTGACGACGACAGCGAGAGCGGATACGGAATGCGAACTCACAGAAATGCTACTAATCCGTGTGAATGCAGGGACTGTTGGCTGAATAGCCAAAGCCATGTGAATCAGAGTCTTCGAGCTGCCAACGAGAGCGCGGAAGTAAGTGTTCTCGTCAATTCAGCATATAACGAGCGAAATCAAGATGCTTGGCGTGCGCGACGCGTTCGTGATGCAGCTGTTCACGAAGCTTCATGCAACTTTGCATCAACCCTGAAAAGTCGTTTAAGACATCCCGTTATGGAATATCGCGGGTTTTGTGTGAGCTTTTCAGGATTAGATATAGCCTGGCCACCTTACTGCTATGAAAGCGCGATACAAGAAAGTTCAATCCATGAACTAAAAACTCAGAGGTGCGTCGAAACTGGACTTTGGAACGACTCGGTAAGGCAACGGTATGTTCAACTGATTGACGATTTCAAAACACATACCTGTATAGAAAACATATTTAGCATTGGCGCCGCATTTCCAAGGTTTCATGCACTCATCGGTGCAGCCCGCCGTTCATCACAGCTATTGTTGTGTCAACCATATAGCTGGAACCAACGCGTCAATGATATTATCATGAAAGGTAACAGTGTCAATATTATGTCACCGGCACTAATTTCAAAAGCAATCTCACCTGCGTCTTCCGCGTTTACTGAAACCACCTGCGCCCAAAGAGTCAGAATATTGGAGTATGCCGGAATGACGGGAAAACTGATTACCCGTATGATGTGCGGAATGTCCGGAAAGTTCGGCACATATGACATTCCAAATCATCGTGCAGTTGATCTTGCGAAATATGCAGTTGCTGCCACTCGCCGAGTGCACTGCACCAACGCGTGTGAAATACTCGTCGGCAATCGCTACATTATCCACGCGCAAGCGATAAGACATGCACAGGATGGTGTGTCGAATAAGAAGCGCACATATCAAGAGGTTCTTGCAGGCAAACCACCCCGAAAAACTAAATACCTCAAGGCGCTCGACGAGCTGAGAATGCTATATCCTGCACATATTTCAAAATTGATGGCGGCCGCTAAACAAGTGCAGGGTGGAATGTCAATTGATGCGGCGGTGAATTCAAATGACCACTTCCTCCGGATGAATGATCTAAAGATTATATGCGGGAGACGTCTCATCAACATGTGGAACGAGGCGGAGGACGAAAACGCGCCAGAAGACGACCAATTCAAAAAATCTGTTCGGATGATGCGATTTATCGCAGAGTTTCCCAAACTATTCAGTTACGAGATTTCGCGACTGTTTGGAACAGCATCCTTGCGACTTTATGTTGCTACAATTGAGGCACAATTGCGGTTGGCCAAACAAGGTTGTTACGCCGCAATGCTATCATTTGCAAAACTCGAACCGAGAATGGTGGATGCGTTATTATGCCCGGTAATTGCAAGGAAGTATGGTGGTCTTTCCGAAAAGGACAGATATAATCACGTGGCATCCAGTGACGAAGTTCTTGGGCCACTGTTGTTGAAACACAGACACCACATTCCACGAACTGCTCACGTTGTTGGCGACGTATGTAGAATGGGGTTTTAAAAAAATGAAAAAAATGAAAAAAATGAAAAAAATGAAAAAAATGAAAAAAATATAAGAAAAAATGAAAAAATACCACGGACGACGACTCGAAAATGCAAGGTAAGCAAGGTAAGTATTTTTTATTTTTTATTTTGTATATCTTTTAATATTTACCGGACTGGGTTGCTGATTCCTTAGCGCTTGTTAAAGAAGCTTGTGATACTTTGATTTTTCTTTTTCATATTATCACATATCCTGAGAAATTCCTCAAATATGATTTCCTTCACTTCCTTGTTGCGCAAGTCCGTAATCTTCTTATCCAGCTTCACTTGATCTTCCGATAAATGGCTGCGCAGCGTTTCAACGGCGTCTTCGTAATTACCGCGCCGTCTTTTAAACGCGGTCATCTTTTCAAGACCCAGGGCAAACACTTGCTGCACCGGTTTCATGATTTGATTCGTAATATAGAACGCGTAGTCCGGTTTGATGCGGTGCTTCGTAATGTGGTCCGGAGTCTCGATTTTATCGCCTTGCAGCGCACCTTTGGTGTCGTTGTGAATATACACAAATGGAATTCTGTCACCGGAACTCGGTTTATTTCCAGGGTCTCGCATACCCATTCGGTCCGCCAGAACTTTATGTGCAATTTGCTGAGGGTTTTTGTATGTGGAACGCAGTGATTTTGTAATCACCAATTTGTCAAGCGGACACCGCTCTTCAACCAGTTCACGGATGCTGCGGCGCACGTATTCTATCGCCAAGTCCACGTTCTGCTCGTTCATGAGAATGTCGATCGCTCCGCCATACACGTCCTTCACAATCGGCGCATTGTCGCGGCGTTTCAACACGATACCCATGCTCTTGCGTTTCCCTTTATTGGGATTTTTTTCATACAGCATGCCAATATACCCCTTCTTTCTCAAGAGAAAGAACGGCATCATGGTTTTCTCATACGTCCATGCATGCGGTGCCTTCAAATATCTCGATGCCAACTCGCCGACATGCTGACCCAACTCGATTGAAATCTCAAGCGCACGCTTACCCACAATCGGCTTTCCTTCTGGCGTGTGCAGATTGAACGTGAAGAATACACTGTCTGTGTCACCATACACATATTCTGCGCGAGTATGAACCAATTCCTTCGTCTGCGTTGACGTTTTATCCTTGTCATCTGCAGAAGGCTTAACTTCCAAGTGCGCGTCTCCGTAAACTTCTTCCACGATGCGACGAGCGTATGTGAGCAGTTTCCGCCCGGTCGCTGTTGTGGCTGCAGCCACGTCAACTTCATACATTGTGCTTGTCTTCGCACCGCACTGACCATACAGCGAATTCGCGGTCACTTTATAACCGAGCTGACGCTTATCCAGGATATTTGCCATGAAGGGGTCGTCCTGTGCTTCCGCTTGTTTGCGCGTGGCTTTTCGCGCGGCAAGCAACTCCTCAAGAATAGACGGCAGAATGGGTTTTGTTCCGTCTTTGAATTGCGCAAACCGGCACACCTTTGTTCCGTTCACTGACTTTTCAGACTTTCCGCGCGCATTGCGAGTCCAGCGATATGTGTCATATGTGATGTCCACGTAGTCATAATTCGGCAGATTGTCGTATTTATATGTCCCGGGGCGTCGCGGGTCTTTTTCGCCCGTTTCACACATAAGGCGTCCATTCAAGTCATATTCTTTGGTCCACACCTTGCTATCGTGTGATAAGCTCTCGCTGATAATGCAAGATGGATACAGCGACGAATAATCAACACACACGACGGGATTGTCGATATACAAACCGCATTTTGGAGGGAGAACGATTGCACCTTCATACCCCTCATTTGACCCTGTCTTATCCAGATCAGGAATAAGCGTGTTGCGGTCGCGGCATTTTTTGGCAATGTAGCTCGTAAGCTTGATTCCCTGGCCACGCAACACGAGAAAGCTCATCGGCACGCTGCAAATTTTAGACATCTCGATGAATCCGGTGAGAACATCAATCTTGTTGATAAGATGGTGCACCAAGTTACAATCCTGAATACAGTATTTCGCGATAATTGCGCGGCTTTGGGGACCTTCACGCGTCATTCTGAAAATGTCTTGAGGCGTAACGTCATCCTTCGCCAATCCCCAACGCACATGTTTGGTCATATTCAGCTCCTCTCGCCCGTCGATACTGAACCATCCGTCTGCGCTGCAGCACTCGCGAACCATAAATTTAGCACCATCCTTGTAGGCGTCAGTAGAATTATTGGTTTCTTCAAATACAATGTAGTTCCCCGTTTCAAGTCCTGCCAAATTGGCGCTGTAAACGCGTGTCCTTGTTCCAGTTCCACTTGTTTCTGCGTCCTTGCAATCATAGTATTCGATACGTTTCACGTCATCGCCTATGAAATATCCGGCAACGTAGTCCAGTTTATAAGAAGAGAGGTTGTAGTCGCGGCGGAAATAGTTATACAAATCAATCTGTAGCCGGCCGCTCATTTTGATGTAATGCAAATCATGCTGCCCGCTGGCAATGACGATGCTTGTTTCTTCAATACCCATCTGACCCGTCTTGAAATCACGTTTTCCGCATACCTCGCCCTTATTTCGAGACAGCTGCAGAAACTTCAGTTCGCACCGCGTTTCAAGCGCCCGACGAAACATGAACTCGTAATCAAAACCGAATATATTGTAACCGATTACCATATCTGGGTTTTCGCGCTGAATCAGTCGTGTCCATGCAAGCAGCACTTCACGCTCCGTTTTGTAACACTCAATCACCAGGTTGGGCACATCCCGTTCGATTTTGGAAGTGTCGCATGTGTCGAGAACGATGCAGTGGTTGCAATACGGCGCCTTTTCGCCATGGCGAACGAAGGTTGAGCCTATGAATGTTACGATATCGCCTTCCACTGGCGGAAACACCGCATTCAGTGTATCGTTAACGTGGTTAATTTTTGTTTCACGGTCCAAAACCGGGTTTCGAATAATGTCGATGATAGTAGGGCCACCAGTCCCGGTGACGACCTTGCGTTCGGATTGGTGACTGTCGTCATCGTCGTCATATTTCGAGTCGTAATCGTTGACTTCTTCTTCTTCTTCTTCACCGTAGCCATCTTCTTCACCGTCATTAACGTCATTAATATCACAATCTTCTTGGTTGGCAACAAGTTCATCTTCACCGTCACCGTCTACTGCTTCGCAGTCATCTGCTTCCGCTTCAGTTGAAGCGCGCTGTTTCATGCGTTCAAACATTTCCTCGATTCGCTGCGCATTGGAAACGGATGATGACGTTGCACATCCATTTCCGGTAGCAGCCAGTGTTGCAAGTTCATCGAGCGGGGTTTCAAGCCACTTTGCACACATTCGAACCAGGTCCTTCATTTCACATTTGACGATTTTGCCGTCGTCATATCTGGCCTTTGGGTAGATTCGGTCTATTTTGCTTTCAACTGGCGATGTAGCGTCGGGAACAATTTTTCCGTATGCGATGCAAATCAGTCTTTTCAACAATTCAGGATTGATTGCTTCCATGTTTGCACGCGAAGATAAGCTAATACACGCATCCACAATATTCGTGGCCAACTTCTTGCACGTCTTCACGGGGATTGGAAAATCGCCGTGACTGCTACTGGCTTCAATATCAAAACTGCATATCTTATACGGAACCATTTTTTCTTTAGAATTTTGTGCAACAATGTCGTTTTTGCCAACAATGTATTCGTAGTCGCACGTGGTTTGCTTCAAGTCAGTGAGTTTCACCAGTTTTGCTTTACTCAAAGGAAACGATACCCATCCCGAGGGACTTATTTCACGAATGTGGAAATATCGGAGCAGGGGCGGAAGATTCGACTCGTAAATCGATAACGCATAACCTTGAAATAGAAGTCCCTTCGGGTTCATTCGCATGTCAGTCCTTGCCGGTTTAGCTGCTGATGCTGCTGCTGATGCTGCTGCTGCTGCTGCAGCTGCCGCCGTTGTCGACGGGACTGGTTTTGGTTTTGGCGCACAGGCAGGTATGAACCATAATGCGCGCGCGCGTTTCATTGCGGCCAGGTTTTTGAATACCAATTTTATGAACTGATGTTCTTTTCCGGCATCGAACATGTAAAGTTTTTTGTGGCGCACGAGTTCACATGCATGTTCTTCCGTATCTGGAACCAAAGATTTCAGATACTTTACAAAACGGCGCGTGTGGTTAGAGTCCCACTCATCTTCTGGAAGAAACTCTGTATGTAGACCTGGTCTACCTATTTTGGCATAGAAGAACGGTTTGAAGTCGGGAACGGTAATGGAACACGTTTTACCACGCTCGTTCATTCCGAACATTTGAATTTGAAACACTCGATTAGTGGCTATTTTTTCTTTCCCAGTCCCCTTTCCTTTTGCTACAGTTTTGGATGGTGACGGCGATGGTGTTGATGATGCTGAACCGCTTGAGGACATGCTGCCGCTGCCGCTGCCACTGATATCGTCTTCATCGAGATGTTCTTGTTCTCGGTCACAAATACTGAAATCGAATAATCGAAATGATACGCTGGCACTTACCTTAGGTCCAGTCTTCGGCGGTTTGGCTGTTCGTTCCATGATGATGATAAATTTAATTTAATTTAATAAATTAACAAAATAGTCTGCGGTGCATTCCATGATTTATCACTATGTTTGTAAATCAATTTTTTATTATTGTATAAATGTATAACGCAATAACGCAATATTTAAATTAACGATTAAAATTGAATTAAATATAACCGCAATAAAGTAAAGCAGTAGTGATTCCAATCCAAATTATTTATCGTTTATCAACCATCATGCACTTTTGTCCGAGATGCGAGAACATGTATTACATTCGAATTGAACCGGATGCCGACGAATCGGTATCTGATGCCACAACGCTGTTTCACTACTGTCGAAATTGCGGAAGCAAGGAACAAATCAAAGAAGCGGTTTGTGTGTCTAAGCTTCAACTTAAGCATGGCACGCAAAGCTATGGCAACATTATTAACAAATACACGAAGTTGGACCCCACTCTGCCAAGAATCAATCACATCAAGTGTCCCAATTCAGAATGCGCCAGCAATCCATTCGTCCCGATTTCGTCGGGCGCAATTGCGCTGAAACCGGGTGTAGCCCATGTTCGTGTAGAAGAAGAAGAATACGCAGACGTAGCCGGAGGAGGTGAAGCTGCACATGCGCAGGCAATTGTTGCGCGAAAACTGGTTCCAAGGGAAGTTATTTATATTCGATATGACGAGGTAAATATGCGTTACGTATATTTATGTGCCGTATGCGATACACTGTGGAATACACTTCAGAATTCATCATAAAAAGTAAAACGGTATTCATTTAACATTTATTCATTTAACATTTACTATCACTGCGATTCGTTTTTTTCTGCGCGGGCCTCTAATAATGTAGCGAAACATATTAAATGTTGCGCTACATTTATAATATCATATTGTATACTCGCTTCGACAAAATCAAAACATATCAAATCAAAACACAATGGGTATTCCAAGTTATTTCGTTCATGCATTGAAAACATATAAAAATATTGTGAAAACACTCTCCTCGTTTGGAAAACCTGTTTCCAATCTGTATATGGATTGCAACGGCATCATTTACGACGCAGTTCGCGACATTAAAGTTGCCGATATAAAGCCGTTTGGGACAATTACAAAGAGAGAAATGTATGAGACTGCCATTATGCAGCGCGTATGCGATACGATAACTGCCTACGTGTGTCAAGTAAAACCGACTCATCGCGTGCTTATCGCTTTTGACGGTGTAGCACCCGTAGCGAAACTGAACCAGCAGCGCGAACGCCGATTCAGAACTTGGATTACATCCGCATTGGAACGCGAATTTGCGGAAACCAAAAAGGACGCAAATAGCGCAGCAACTCCCCCGTCGACTGAAGAAGCATGGTCCACCTCTTGTATCACCCCCGGAACCGCGTTCATGAATAATTTACACGACAGAATGGCGGAATATGTCAAAACCAACAATGCATTTTCAGATAATGGTTCACCTACTTACATTCTGTCATCAAGCAAAGAACCGGGCGAAGGCGAGCATAAAATCTTCGAATACATTCGTAATAATTCTGATGACCATCGCGAAGATGTAACGCTGGTATACGGTCTCGATGCCGACTTGATTATGTTGACCTTGAACCATCTGCATATTTCGAAAAATATTTTCTTGTATCGCGAAACACCCGAATTCATACGGTCAATCGATTCATCGCTTCGTCCGAATGAGCAGTACTGCATCGACATCCCGCTCATGTCGGAAATTATCGCGCGGTTTATGACGAACACGGATGCGTTTTCAGATGATGTTGCCATATGTCCAATCGTTAAAAAGCATTTGGTATACGACTATATTTTCATGTTTTTTATGATGGGTAACGATTTTATGCCGCATTTTCCCAGTATGAATATCCGAACCAATGGCACCGAAACGGTCATGACTGCATACAGGACTGTATTTCAAAATTCTCTTCGCCCCGCAAATGCAAGTGATAATCGGAGTTTTATTGCGATACGACCGAGTCCAAATCCGGAACCTACAACGGAATCGTTGCGCATCGACTGGTCGTGCGTTCGCGAGTTCGTGCAGTGTCTCGCCAAAGATGAACATGCGCGTTTGCTCGCGGAACATATGCTGAGAAACCGTCGTTCCAGACTCGCCGATTCGGAGCGTGTGGTTGACGCGACGCCAACAACAACAACA